GTAGACCCTGATGAATTAATAATAGAATAATAAATAAAAAATTATGGCAACAACAGTAACAGCAGAAAATTTAACAGTAACAATAACAGAACAATATACTCTTAATGGTGTTAGTTATGGTAATACAATGAATAAAACCTATACAGATAATGGAGAGGTTTATCAAAGAATAATGGCTATACCTTATAGTGCTGAAGATGCGTTTACAGATATAATAAATTTTGGTGCAGCAGATGATGCAGGACAGGCAGATATAGATAACTATAAATATTTCAGAATAAAGAATTTAGATGATACTAATTTCTTAACATTAAGAGTTAAAGGGACAGCAGATTCTTTCTTTATTAAAATAAAAGCAGGAGAGTCTTTCTTATTGATGGATAATGAGATTGATGCAGTAGCATCTAGTACGACTTTCGGTGCTTTTACTGATATATCACAAATATCTGCTAATGCAGATACAGCAGAAATTGATATTGAGTTTGTTTGCGTTACTGCGTAATTTACTTTATAAAATGGAATTAAAATACTTTAAAAGAAGTGAGTTTAATTGCAAATGTGGTTGTAATACAAACTACATTGATAGTGATTTCTTAGAAATGATGGATAAAGCAAGAAGAATTGCAGGTGTTCCATTTAAAGTAAACTCTGGTTTTAGATGTGAAAACCATCCACTATCTAAGAAAAATCCAACCTCATCTCATATAAAAGGTATTGCTGCTGATATACATTTTACTGATGGTAAAAACTTAGCACTAATAATGGGAGGATTAGGAGGTGCAGGATTTGAAAGATTTGGTATAGATTTTAAAAACAAATTTATACACGCTGATTGTGATGAGGATAAAACAAACCCTTGTATTTGGGGTTACTAAAAAGAATATTAACTAATTAAATATATATTATGAATTTTATTACAGAAAATTGGGTTGAATTATTAATTGGAATAATGGCTTTCGCTAAAGTTATTACTAATTTAACTCCAACAGAAAAAGACAACAGAATCTTTGGATGGTTAGATACAATGATTGATGCATTAGTACCTAATTATACAAAAAAGAAATAATGATACAGAAATGGATAGGGTCTATGCTAGTGAAGGGAGGTATAACACCAATAACAGAATTGTTAAGAGCAGTAAAAGAACTTTTTACAGACACTAAAGGTAAGTGGAGTAGTAAAAGAACCATTAGTGGAGTGATAGTACTTGCTGCTAGTCTATACATTGAGAAAAATGGTATTGATACTAATGCTTTGATACTTACAGGGTTAGGTATTTTGCCATTATGTTTTTCTGTATTTGAAAAAAATAAATGTAATTGTACTGATAATTGTAAAAAATAATTATCTTTGCATAACACAGGTAGGGTTGTGCCTATCTTTGTTTTCATTGTTTATAGTTTTCAAGAGTGGGATGTTTAAAAACATCTCACTTTTGTATTATATAAGCATTTTTTTTTGTATAATTGCATCATAACCAATACATAAAACTATGAAGAAATATGGTAAAAGACTTAGACTATCTAAAGAAGAAGTTGAGATGGTTTATGAGAACAGAGCAGAAAGCACAACAAACATTAACGGAAACACAGCATTAGACATACATCTTTCAGAGAGGGGTATAAAGAAAGATGATGTTGTAAGTGTCAAGCATTGGCAATCTGCTAGTGGTGAGTATAGATTTAGCATTGTAACTAAAGAAGATATAACTGCTAATGAAAATGATATGCTAGATAAGATTAGTGGCTTCATTGAAAATCATTCTCCTCACTACCCTTCAGTAAAAAGAGATAACAAAGATGCTAATCATCTATTAGTAATAAATCCTGCAGACATACATATAGGTAAATATGCTAATGGAGTTGAAACTGGTGATGGGTATGATGTTGAAACTGCCTGTATGCGTGTTTTAGAGGGCTTAGAAGGACTTATATACAAGGCAGATGGCTTTGAGGTAGAAAGGATATTATTTTGCATAGGTAATGATGTTTTACATATTGATAATGTATATAATCAAACTACAGCAGGTACAGGTCAAGATGTAGATGGTAAGTGGTGGGAACATTTTGAGGTTGCATTAGCATTATATGTTAAGTGTATAGAGATATTAAGAGAGGTAGCACCTGTAGATGTTGTTCATTCAATGAGTAATCACGATTATCAGAGTGGATTTCATTTGGCACACGCATTAAAGAGTTGGTTTAGAAACGACAGAGATATTACTTTTGATATTAGTGTAGCACATAGAAAGTATTATAAGTATGGTAAGAACTTAATTGGCTTAGAGCATGGAGATGGTGCTAAGATGGCAAACTTACCTTTAATGATGGCTCAGGAGAAGCCAGTAATGTGGAGTGAAACTAAATATAGATATTGGTATCTACATCATTTGCATCACAAAGTTAAACATAAGTGGCTAGATGCTAAAGACTTTATAGGAGTTACTGTAGAGTATATGCGTAGTCCATCAGGAACTGATAGTTGGCACTCAAGAAAAGGATATGTAGGAGTTCCTAAGGCAGTTGAAGGATTTTTGCACGAAAAAACAAGTGGGCAAGTGGCTCGTTTGGTGCATTATTTCTAAAATATCACATAATTTTCATACATTTTACTTCTAGTAGGTAAACATTTATCTAAAAATTGTTAAAAATCTTTTGGTGGGTAATTCCAATTTTATATCTTTGCCTCAATTAATAACTAAAACAATAAACAATTATGAGTATAGCAGACAGAATTTTTGAAGATGGCATTATGCAAGATGAGAGCAGTAGGACTGATTTAAACTTTGGAGATAGATACTACAGGGGAGATGAAGAACAATACTACTATAACAAGGCAGAAGATAAATTTGAAACTATTAACGAAAAAAATGAAAAAATGGGAAAAATGAAAGAAGAATTTATGAGTATGAGAGAGCAAGAGGATGCAGAAAATGAATATAACTCTTATATGTCAGAAAGACCTGAAGAGCAAGAACAATTAGAACCGAGTATTAATCAATTAAATAATAAAAAAATGTCAAAAAAAACAATGCAAGAAAAACTAAAGAAACAACCTGAGCCAATCGTAGAAACAAGAAAAGAGGCTTTAAGAAGGCTTTACAAAGAGAATGGTTTAGTAGAAGAAGATATTTACAAAGACAAGAGAGGGTTTGTAATTATCACAAGAACTGGAATTGATAAGATTGTATCAAGAAACAATATTACAGTTGCCTATGAAGTAATCACTATGGATATAGAGAAAGGAATATGCGTATTAAGAGCAGCAGCATCAATGAAAGTTGGTAATGAGGTTAAGAACGCTATGAGTTTTGGTGAAGCATCTGACTCTAACTTAATGGGAGGTGGTAAGAAGTTTCCAGTTTCTATGGCAGAAAAGAGAGCAATGTCAAGAGTTGTTTTAAAGATTGCAGGATTCTATGAGCAAGGAGTATTTGGTCAGGATGAGATTGTAGATTAATGAATGATGATTGGATAGATAATATTCTTGATGATGAGCCTAGTGGTATTACAGATACCCAATGGCTTATCATTGAGAGTAACATTGACCTAACATCTTTTACAGAAACAATGAAATCTGATATTCTAAGAAGGGTAAATGATTTAACAGAACTAGAAGCAGAAGAAATAATAACTAAAATATATGAAAACAGATATGAAAAAGACACAAGAAAACAATGGGAAAAAATGTGCAAAGATGGAGTATTTGGACATAGAGATTTTTAATCACTTTTTAAAATCCTACACTTATATTATATGGAACAAGAAACACCTTTTAGGTGAGATTGCTGAAGATGATATATTGAAACTGCTAGATGAAATTCAACTTATAGATTTTTATCATTTAGATAAAACTAAATTTAAGGTTGAGAAATCTAAGGTTGAAAAATACATAAACAGAGATGACAAATAAATATTCATTAGTACAAATCAGAGAATCCAGAAATGAGTTTGAGGCTCTATTAAGAATATATGGTGTGTCTAATTTAAAACTTTGTAAGATACTTGGAGTTAATTATGCTACAAGTAGAAAGTTTATTGAGAATCCACCATCACTTAGATTCATTCACGCTAAGACATTAGCAGACTTTATTGGATTAAAAACACAAGACATAGTTGATACAATAATGTACGACTTAAATTAAAATTATAACAAAATGAGAAGAAGAAGATTAAAGTTTAGTGATTACTATCACAATGTAATTACAAAAGAATTAGCAGATATTTATAACATTAAACAAAAGGAAATGTTTTTGGGTAGTAGAAAGAAAAACATTATATTTGCTAAAAGGATGTATATCTATATATTAAGAGAGATGTTTGGATTAACTCTTAATGAGATAGGTAGAGTAACAAACCTACATCATGCATCTATTATACACCATACAAGAAAGTTTGAGTTCTTTTACAATAACTATCCAGAAGATTCTGATGCTTTTAAAAGAGTAGAAGATAGGGTTATTGAAGTTGAGGTGGATGAAGAAATATTAGGACTTGAAACTCAATTAGAATATATCAATGAATCATTAACTAAATTATATAAAATTAAAAAATCAAAAAATGACAGACAAGAAAGAGAAGGTTTACTTACCAAGTAGTATCAAAAATATTGATACGAAGTATGGTACAATGATGGTTGCTAACTTTAAGATGGATGAACTACAAGCAAACTCAAAGAATGGTTGGGTTTCTATGGTGATTTCAGAAAGGAGAGAACCATCTGAGAAGGGTGCAACTCATTATGCTTATGTAAATACTTATGAGCCACCAAAAGATTCTAAGCCAACAACTGCTAAGAAATCTACAGTAAAAACAGATGATGACTTACCATTCTAATGATTAAATGGAAAAAAACAACTTATCCTAGCACTTTCATCAAACTATCTGATGAACTTGCTAAGGTAAGGAGTATGTTATCTGCTGATGTTTATAATAAAAACACAGAAAAATATAGAGGTAATCAAGAACACTCTATATCTCAGTTAGGAATATTTGCAGAACTCATTGCAAGACATCTGATGGAGAACAACAATGGTATAAAATATAAGGCAGCATTACTACTTGAGTCAAGACCAGTTGTTGAGGCTGATTTAATTATGGAGGGTATTGGTGAGATACATTACATTGATGTTAAAGGCGTAAGAAGTGGTGGAGATACGCTTAGAGTCAATTTTAAAGCCCATAACAACCCTAAAAAGAAAATTACGCACTATTTGTTCATACAGCCATTGAACGCCTTATACGCAAGATTTTGTTGGTTTACTCACAAACAGGTAAGTGAGTGGACTGTAGTGATGTCCACCTATACAGAGTGCTATGAACTAGAAATACCAAAAAATAACTAAAACTAAAAACAATGAAAGAACAACCAAACTTTTACGCTATAATACCTTCAGGTGTAAGGTATGATAAAGATTTGACACCAAACGCTAAACTTCTTTACGCTGAAATAACATCTCTACTGTCAATGGGTGGTGAGTGTTATGCTTCTAATAAATACTTCTCAGAGTTGTATGGTAAGAATAAAGTAACTATTTCAAGATGGATTAAAGAACTGAAGGAAAGAGGTTACATATCAGTTAGTTATACATACAAGGAGGGTAGTAACGAAATTGCTAATAGGTATATACAAATTTGTTATACCCCCCTTAGCAAAAATGATAAAGGGGTATTAACAAAAATGCTAAAGAGTAATAATACTAGTATTAATAATAAGAGTATTAATAATAAAGGGGTTTCTTTTAAAAAACCAACTGTTAATGATATTAAAGAATATTGTTTATGGAGGAGTAATGGTATAGATGCAGAAACTTTTTTTGATTTCTATGAAAGTAAAAATTGGTTGATAGGTAAAAACAAAATGAAGGATTGGAAGGCTTGTGTAAGGACTTGGGAGAAAAGACAAAATAAAACTAATAACAATAACACTACATCACATAGACATAAAAAAGGAGGAGATTATGGTGATGGTAAATTTTAAACTATGAGAACAATAGAAGATACATTTAAAAATGCAGACTTCCTGCAGCCAAAGGTTTACAACAGATATAAACTAGGAGCAAGAGAAGAAATAAAAGAAATGTTCATTAAGTCTTTTGAGTATTACGATAGAACAGTTGAGAAGTATGAGCATTTACCTGCTTATGATGAGATTATTGACTGGATGGTAGATACAAAAGGTAGAGGTTTGATGTTGATGGGAGAGTGTGGATTAGGTAAATCAACTATCTTAAACTTTGTTATTCCTGCTATATTCAGGACTAAAACAAATAAGATATTAAGAAGCGTTCCTGCAAAAGAATTAGGTGTAGTTGATAGAAACAAAGCACCATTCATTATCATTGATGACTTAGGAACTGAGAGTATTAAAAATGATTATGGTACTAAGATAGATGCAGTTGCTGATGCAATTTCTTATGCTGAGGATAGTTCTAAAACATTACTAATCACTACAAATTTAACACCAAAAGCACTAAAAGAAAGATATGATGAAAGGACTTTAGATAGGTTGAGGAAGTGTAAAGTGGTGATTATCAAGGGTAAAAGTTTTAGAAACTAATTTGTATAAAATTGAATTATTTTTATATATTTGCATTGTGAAAACATTTATGATAATATGGGGAGTAGTTGTAATTGCTTGTGTGCTAGAAGCCTATTTCTACTCTACCTTAATAGAATATGAGTATAGTGGGGATAAATAATAATAACTATAGGGAAACTCTGAAACCCTTAAGCATTAATATTCCTTTTTTTTTTCAACCCCACTATGCTTATTAAATAAACAACATGAAGAAAAGAAAATTAAATAGTAAAAATCCTAAGTACAGAAAGGATAAGGAAGAAAAATTAGTTGTACTTAAAAAAGTTCCATTCACTGGTAAAGCAAAAGGTTATGGAGTTTGGTATAAAAATGAAAAATAATATGGATAATAGAACTTACAAATCAATTAAAAGCGTATTGAAGCATCATATTAAGACTGGAGTTAGGTCTTTGTGGACTTGGAAGAATGATAACTTCACAATGATATACGAAAACTATGCAGGCGATGATAGGATATATACAAGTAATCAACTTTTAAAAATATTAAATGATGAATAGTGTAACTATTGGTGCTTTAATGATTGTTGGTGTTGTGATTTTATATATATTTGCTTTATGCTATGTTGAAGGTAAGATAGCAAAACAAGAGAATGATAGGTTAGAAAACAATATAGATAAATTAGATGACAAAGCATAATAAACACTATTACGATAAAGGTAGGAATGGATGGACACCTAATACCACTTGGCAAGATGAAGTGATAGAGGATAAAGACAATAAATGGAGTGGAGGTAAAATTAACCCTAAGATGCTATTAACAAAAGAAGAACTTATGTTAGATTACAGTAAAGAAAAAACACCAAACTATTACATTGGTAAAGTTTATGGATATGAGGCTAGGAAAATAATTGAGGACTTTGGTTTATCTTATAATGTCGGTACTGCCACTTCATATCTCCTGAGAGCAAAGCGTAAACACGAAACAAGTGTTGAGTGCATACAAAAGGCTATTAACCACTTAGAGTTTGAGTTAGATAAAATCAAAAATGAAAAAACCAATCTTTAGAGTATTTGTATCTTACGAGATAAAGAGTAAAAAAGTTGTAACTAGGAAAGTAATTACAGGAATACTAGATACATTTGTTCTTACATCTAACATCAAAGAAATAGAGAATGACCAAGAATTAATAGATAGAATTTGTTACATAAATAAAAAGAAACTAAATAAAGTAGATGTTATAATTACAAGTATTGATATTGAAAATCAATATGGTGAAACTACTGATAGGTTTGAAGATGAATATTAGATTATGCCAAAGATTAGAAAGATAAGAATAGAAGATAGAAAAGATAGTAGAGGTGGTGGTTACTCCAGAAGAAAGTTTACTGTTGCTGAAGCAGATGCTATCAGAGAAGAATACAATACTGCTACAGAGAAGATAACTATCTCATCTCTTGCTAGGAAGTATAGTGTATCTCAACCTTTAATGTACCAACTAATAAAGGGTAAGACCTATACTGATGGGGGAACAGGGGGTATAGGGGGTAGGCATAGGGGGCATAGGGGGTCATAGGGGGTATGGCTATGAAGAAAGAAGCATTAGTCCAATCATCATTCTGTACCTACATACAATACACTTATCCTGATGTAAGATACTGTGCCTCACTAGGTGGTATAAGAACCTCTATGAAACAAGCAATACTAGCCAAGAAAACTGGCTATGTTAAAGGCTTTCCTGATATGCAAATATGTAAAGTCAATAGTGAGTATGCAGGATTATTCCTAGAGATTAAAGCAGATAAGACTTGCTACCCATCCAAAGAACAAAAGCAATGGGTTGCTGACCTCAATGAAGCAGGTTACTATGCTAAGGTAGTTAAAGGACTTGAAGAATGTATGGATGTCCTTGACTGGTATATGAAAATAAAATAATTTTCTAAAAAACTTTTACAAAAAACTTTTCTTGAAACTGTTTCTGCTCGGTGAAACTGCTGTTGAAACTGCTGTGAAACTGCCCTGAAACTGCTAGGGTTGTTGGGTAAAAAAAATAAAAAAATTTTTTGAGATTTTTCATAATTTAACATAATTATTTATTATTTTGACAATTTAACATAATAAAAAATAATTTAAAAAAGTTTGTTTTTTATTTGCATATATTAAAAATTTTGTTATTTGCGCATGCGTTCTATCTATTGTAAATTTTCAACCTCAAAAATTGAGCCAACCAACCGAACCACAAAAAGCACATAAATAAAATATATAAAAAACAACTTTTTCACCACCACCACCCAAAAACGAGGTAAAAAAGCACTTTTTAAATTTTAATATTTGCTTAAAATAGCCTTATTTTATACTTATTTTATGCAGTTTTACTAGAGTAAATAAAAGTTTTTTAACATTTGTTTGTTTTTTGTTAAAAATTGTTTGTATGTTTGCAGTGTTCAATAATTAAAAGACAATAAAAAAAAATTAACAAAACACTTTAAACTATGAAAACAAAAACACAAAACACAAAAATAAACAATTTAATCGAAAAAGCATTTTTAAAAGCAACAGAGCAAGACCAAAAAAAGAAAATAAATTTAAAAAAGAAGTTTCCAAAATGGGAATACGTAAAAGCAAAAAATAAAAACTAAAAAAATGGATGAAAAGCAAATTAATAGTATAGATTATTTAATTAACGAAAAGATAGAAGAGTTAAAAACACTTTTAAATTTAAGAGAATTAAATATATATAAAGAAGAAAGAAAAACAGAATACAAAAAACAAGAATTAAAAAAAATACTAACTAATAAAAAACTAAAAAAATGAACTTATCAGAATTAGACCCCTTCAAACAAACGTTAATAGAAAAATTATGTTTACTATTATTTTTAAACAGCAGCAATAAAAAAGAATTAAAAGAAAATCAAAATAAAATTTTACTTTGTGAGAACTTAACAAAAGAAAAAATAATTGAATTAATAGAAATAGAAGAATACAACAACGGATTTAAAAAATAATTGATTTAATAGAAATAGAAGAGAGTAATTAATGTGCGTGAAATACCGCTTATTTGGAGCACGTATATTGATTGCTCAATTCTTTTTTACAAGGAAATTAATTAAGTAATAAACTAAATAAACTAATAAAATGAATAAATACAAAATAACAAATTTAAGAACTAAAAAAAATTACTTTTTAAATGAGGAAGAAAAAACAAACTTTTTTAAAAAAAACAAAGTACAAAATTATGATATTACAAATTTAACAGAATTAAAAAGGATAAGATATAATAAAATTTTAGATAATATACAGTTAACAACTTTATTTTTTGCTGTTATTATTACTATTATTGTAATTATAGAAAAATATTACTAATTAAATTAAACACTTTAAAACATGGACACACACACACAGAACGACCCCAACAACCCAATCAACCAACAACCAAAAGAAAATTATTGTAATATTTGCAATATTGAAGAATCAAAAACGTATTTTGTTGATGACTCTGGAATATGTGAAGAATGTTTCTATTCTTGTTGCGGCGATGAATTAAATCAGGATATCAGGATATGCAAAAGTTGTGGAGAGCACAACTAATAAAAACTATTAATTTAAAACTATAAAAAATGAATTTACTAACACAGAATGCAAAACTAAAAAAGACCAGCATAGAAAATAAAATGAGGGTTATGAATTTTAGTCTACCAGCATACAAAACAATAACAGGAAAAACAGTTTGCCCATTTGCAAAAGATTGTATAAAATATTGCTATGCTCAAAAAGGAAATTATCGTTACCCCTCAGTTATAAAGGGATTAAATAACAGATACGAGTTAAGCAAAACAGATGAATTTGTTCCTAAGATGAACGCAACTATAATACTAGAACGACCTACTCATGTGCGAATACACGACAGCGGCGATTTTTACAGCCCTCAATACCTTAATAAATGGATACAGATAGCAAAAGACAATACAAACGTTATTTTTTACGCTTATACTAAGTCAATCAAATTCTTTGTAGATGGGTTACTACTTCCAAAGAACTTAAAAATTATATTTAGTGAGGGAAGCAAGACAGACAATCTTATTAATACGGCAAAGCATAGACACGCACGTATATTTAAAAGCAAAGAACTGTTAAACGCTGCTGGCTATATAAACGCAAGTGATAACGATTTACAAGCCATTACAGACAATAAAAGAGTAGGCCTAGTATATCACTAATAAAAACAAATTATAAACGCTTAAAATTAAAATTATGATATCAAAACAAAAGAAAAATTTAATATTTGAATTGTCTTATTTTATTCTTCAGGAAATAGAACAAATAAACAATATTAATAAATTTACATCTTTAGAGAAAAAAACCAATATTACAGTGTTAACAAATATTATTAAATCTTCTAAAGAGTACACAAACAAACAAATAAAAGAATTGATAAAAGAGTTGAAGTTTCAACTTCCTTTCTAATAACTTAAAAACTAAATAAAATGGCTAAAGGAGATTTAAAAATGACTTCCTGGAGTGATTTACAGTTAACTATGTTGCTGATAATAGCAATACTAACTTCAGGATGTTGAGCAAACAAATTACTAATTAAAACAATTAAACAAATGAAAACAACAACTTTTAAAAATGTTAATAACTGGACTTTTAACGATAGTTTACAACAGATATTAATTGAAATAGAAATATTTAAGTATAAAGAATGTACAAAAAAACAATTAACCCAAAGAATAGAAGACCAATTAAATAACTTAAAAACATTAAACAAATGAAAACAATTACAACAGACAGAGCAAAGGAATTAATAAGAGAGACAAACGGACAAATTTTTAGTAGTACATTCATTAAGAAGAATGGACAGCACAGGCTCTTAACAGGTCGTTTAAAGGTTACTAAGGGTTTAAAAGAAGATGCAAAGCCTAGACCATATAAGCCGAGCAAATACAACTTAATATGCGTTTACGATATGACAAAGCAAGGATATAGAATGATAAATATTAATACTTTGTTAACTTTAACAATTAATAAAAACAAATATAAAATTATATAATTATGGAAGAACTAAAAGAACTTTACGAACTACAAAAAGAACATATTAAAGTATTACAAGAAAGGATTGAGATACTAAAACATAATATTGAGATAGATAAAATAACTATTAAAACGCAAGAA